CTGGATGGTTTCTGTGCCGGTATTGATAAAATCAATTGATTCTCCTCTTTGCCAATATTGTGCTGCCATTGTTCTGCTCCTTTCGTTAGGCGCGTGCGCCCTCGTTTTTAATCATCCCACGAAAATCCATTACCGTGACGCCCCAATCCAATATAATATCCCAGATATATCCCAATTGCCCGGGGTATTCCATGCGGCGGATAGTGGGGATTTCATTTCCGTTCAGATAATCAACTTGAATGGTGGAAACGGATGACGGATCCGCGGTAAGATACCACTCAATTGCGCCATTCTCATTCAATACATTCAGCGTGGGCTCCTCAATTACTTCCAATCCCCTGCCATATAGAGGATTGGATTGGCTGTTGATGATTCCGCCGGTCTGTACGGAAATAGTCACGCTTCCGATAATCTGACGGAATAAATTCCCCAGCCCGATAGGTACAAGAATGAATTTCGGCATGGAATAAATCATTTCGCCGTCTTCATTCTCCATGAGTGCCAGTTTATTCATCGCCTCTTCCAACGATGCAAGGCTTGGCGCGGTTCCGGGGGTAACCAGATTCTTGTGTGCCGCAGAAAATAACTGCGTGCCGTCAAATACAATCGGATTGAGGGCCATGATGCTATATACCTGCCGGTTTACAGTTCGCCTGGCAGCAGCTGCATACCGTGCGGGAATTGTCGTTACAAGGCTGATATCATCGTTATAAATTGCTTCGCGGGTTAATGTAAACTGACGGCCCCATGTTTTGAGCTGCCGTTCAGGCCGGGCATGGGTGGCGGTTTTATCATGCTTGACCTCGGAGCCCTCGGGAACCAGCAGGAACTCCCCCGCATTTCCCAAGGTATAGGCACGGGACGGTTTGAAGTCGCTGAGTTGCCCCTTGGTTGTCCAGGCTTCAAAGGTGGCAGGATAAGTTTTATAACCCTCTACATAGGATTTATTAACGGAGTCATCCAAAATAGCCGGAAATGCGGCGGTCGGTGTGAAAAATTGACGCATCAGATCCTCGGGCTGCATCATTTCGGGATTGTTGATACCTTCTTGTCTTGCGCAAACATTCATCAAGTCGCGCAGGCTTAATTGACGCATACTTTGTGCGCCGTCCGCTATTTTCTCCAAATGGAGCCCGGAACGAAGAAGAAGGCTATCTGTGGCAGCGGCACGGAATTTGTCTGCTTCATCCCTCTGTACGCTGACATTGGCCGGCCCTTTGTTTTTGCGCAGGTGATCCAAAACTGCGCTGCGGACTGCATCAATCGTTGCGCCCTCATCAATGAATTTATCAGGTTCGATATCGAATTCTCGGCATATCTCCCTAATGTCTGCGGTTCTTTGACGTTCGGCGCGCACAATGGCATCGTCGGTGGATTGTGCAGTTGACTGCACGCTTCTGGTTGTTTCTGCTACCGGCGGCGCAGCGGGAGGCGCGGCTGCATCTCCCCTCGTTTGCTCTGTTGATTCTGTGGTGGTGATGTTCTCTTCATCCATTATCGGATAATCCTCCTTTTTATAATTTTCACTTCGTCCAACACCGACAGTGGCATCGGCGGGAATCGCTACAATAGATATTTCAAGTGGGTTCCACTTGCGGTAGATAGTGCAGGGGCCGGTGAAGCGCCCATCCGCACTGGTTGTGCCTGGCTGAACCTCTTCTGTGCTGGAGGCTCTGGCCCTTACAGATACGCCCTTGAGTGTCCCGGAATCTACCTTACTGGCAATAGTCTGGGAAAATTCATCTTCATCAAATTCAATATCTGCCATGCCCCGGTTATTTTCGATACGTGCAGAAATGATTTTTCCCACAACACGATCTGAATCATGGTTAAAAAGGACAACTCCCATTTCATTAAGCCGGGATAAATCGACTGCACCCGGGCCATGATCTAAAATTTCCGGAATGCGATATCTGACGTCAGGATCTTCACTGGAAAATGATAATGAATATCTGCGGCTGTTCTCCCCATCCGCTCGCTTGATTTCTCCATTAATCATTCTCGGCGGAGGCAGGGAGTACGGTGGTTTTGGATTGATGGATCCAGCCATATAAATCCACTCCTTTCTCCAGGGCATACGCCTGGGCTTGTGATATTTCGGTTAAAACTTCTTTCCAATCCCGGCCCTGCTCCATACATATCTGCTGGAAGGTGCGTTGTCCGGTTCGCATCGCTGTTTTGTTGGCATTTACTTCCTTTTGCGGATCAATCCATTTCCTGCCTTGCGGTACCCACTCATGCTGTAGATATTGACGTTTATCATTCCAGAATCCCGGAATTTTGATTTCACCCGCTACTACAGCGGATATAACAAATGTTTCATAAATTTCATGCAGGACATGTTCTATCAGGTTATCCTGTTCAATTCCGTAAGTTCTTTCATCCTCAATAAGACCCTGCCTGGCAGATGAATAATTAACCTGCGACATATCCCGGGATGTCGTTTCATAGGATAAACCCTGTCCGGCTCCGCTTAGCCGCTGCTGCAATCTTACAAAATCCGCAGCGCTTCCGCCCTGGTTTGCCGGTGTTACAACCCGGATATCTTCACCTGGGGCCAAATCCGAAATCATTCCTGGAGTAAGTGAAATTCCGCGATATCCTGCGTTTCCAGGTAATGCATCTACACGGCTGCCTCTGCCTGGCCCGGAATCCGGATTTGCTTTCGTTCTGAATACAGCTAAACAGGCAGCTATACGTTCCTTAACACTGACTGCTTCCATAAAACTGTTGATATCCCGGATCCGTGAAATGGTCTGGGCCAATTGAGATATTTCACGTCTTTGGCTGGGCCGGGATTTATTGAAGTAAAATATAATATCATCCACCGGAATAAATCTGCTTTGTATTCCCGGGTTTCCATCAAGTTGGTATTCCTTGATGTGATATCCCACCGGCTTTCCAAACGGATTGATTTCAATACCATCCACTACGGTATTATTTTTGAAATATGAGAATACGGTATTGGAATCAAGCTCATCCACCTCTATCAACTGAATTTGAAACGGAAGGATCCCCGCAGATGTATAAACTTTTGCGATTAGGATTCCGCCGTCTACATATTTCCGCTGCACCGCCATCCGGATAAGCTCGTTGAAGGTCTGCATTCCGGTTACATCACAGTTGCGCGCTTTGATCCATTGCTTCCAAATAGATTCGATCCTTGAATTAAGGGTCTCATCATCGGTTTTTGCTTGAAGGGTAATCCCCCGTCCGACTACATTCCTGACCCATGGGGAAATAATACTATTGGCGATATCGGAGTTTCGTTCCAAGTCACGGGCTCTTGCGCGGATATTATCCCGGTAGGCCTTGTCGGTTATCTGCGCGGATTGGTTCCAAATAGGCGTCCATCCCGAATTGAGACGGTCATTTTTCCCCGCATCATAATTGCGGAGAGCTTCCTGGGATTGCCGCCAGGCGTCTCTTTGCATTGCCCATTTTGGAGATATCGCGCTGATTAACTTATCCAATACATTTATGGTCATCATCTCCTGTCAAAGTAGGATACCCGGGTATTGGAAAGCAGTCCTCCCGGTGTTTCCGCGCTTGCAATTTCATCCTCCAATTGCCGTTTCAGATCCCGCAGATCATTCAGATTAAGGCGCGTCAGGCTTCTCTTTCCGATGGTGTAACTTTGGACTCCGCCAAGAAGCATCTTTTTGATGGCGTCGTTTACAAGGCCTAAAAGCTCTCTTTTTTCAGTGATATTGGTTGCTGTAGATGCAAGTTCTCCACAGATTTGCGACATATTATCAGCCTCCCTTAATCCAATCGTTTTGTGCGGGATTCTGCGGTTTGGTTGGCACCAGATCCTGGGGTATATGCTCCAGATGCATACTCCGAATGCCCGATAAATCGGCTACTGCCGTCGAATAGACATCTGCATCGAAATAATGGTTGTCGCGGTGACTGCCTTTTTTTTCCCAAACCCCGGTATCTGTGACCTTGTATTCTGCGGTGAGTTGGGAAGCATATTCCTCATCCACATCCTGATACACCATAAATGCGCCGGGGCCGTTTTCTCTTTGCAGCCGGGATGTTATCATATCCTTATATTTGTTGGTATCCACAAGCAACAGTTGATGACCGTGGGCCGTGCTGCCCGATCTGTCTATTTTACTGAGCTTATACCATCCATACATTTTTCCGGATGCGCCTTTGATTGGTATGGCCCATTCCGAGTTCTGAATGCAGAACTGATATACATCATCCATGGTTTCACCGTCTCCGGAATCAATTCCACAGATAGAGACAATATAGGCGGATCCATCATTTTTCTTATATTCCAGATTCATAATCCGCTCGACATCCTCGAAGCCCAGCACTTGACCGTTGTCGATGGTTTGTTTAGTCAGATTTGGGCCCCAGGCGTCGATTTTATAATAAAGGCTTCCGCGTTGGACATCCACGCCGCCGGTAAGAAGTTCCGCCCAGTCCGGAACAATAAAGCGCGGAGTTGCGGTCTGCCGTGTTTTAATTACTTCGATTTCCAACTCGCTGCTGGCTTCCACCCACGGTTCTCCCAGCCATGAATTGATAAAGTTTTGGAGCTTCTCCTTGTCTCCCTGGGCATCCAGCCATTTAAGCGCGATTTGTTCCCAGGTGACAAACGGAGAATAGAGCGTATTCATCCAGTATGCTATTTTTTCTCTGCGCTTCCGATTTTCAGTAACAGTAAACCATTGTGCTGTGCGTATCATGAGCATGCGGTGTTTTTCTTCAATGCATCCACCGCATTCCTGGCATATGTACCAAGCGCCCGTAACATCGTTTCCAGCTTCGGTTTTCTCCCACTTGAGCTGCTTGAAGCTTAATTCAATAAACTCCCCGCAATGCGGGCACCGGACGCGGGGCTTACGGATGATGTCGGCGGCCTGCATCGCTTTCCAAATGCGACCGTATTTAGTGGTGGGCGTGGAGGTCTTAAAAATTTTATAGCGCCCGGTGAATGTTTTGATCCGCTCCTCGGCCAACGCAATCACATCGCCCTCTCCCTTGATCTTATTGGTAATTTTGTCAATTTCATCGATGAACAGATTCCGGATGGATTTGCTGGCTACCTTTTGAGCTGTTTGCGTCCCGGTCAGATATAGTGTCATCCCGGTAAAACGCTGTTCCAAAGTTAAGCTCTTTTTTTCGTTCCACCGATCGGATAAAACCGGGCAACTGCGGAACATAGGCTGAAACTTGTTTTGGCATATTGATTTTGCCGCAATATCATCCGGATAAATAAGCATTGTAGGCGCTGGTTCGTGGTGGATGATCTTTCCGATAATATTTTCAATGGCGGTTGTTCCACCGATTTGTGTTGGTTTTATAAATATGGTTTCCCGGACAGTTGGATCGTTATAGGTATCCATAATTTCGCATAAATATGGCGTCAGGCTATTAGACCATCTCCCCGGGAAAGCGCTCCCAGCGGCAACCCTACGATTTTCTTCCGCCCACTCGCTTACGGTTTGCTTTTTTGCCGGCTTGAGGATCCGGAGGAGATTGCGACGGGATTTCCTGATATTGTTCTTCATCCTCATCATCCTCAGTCATATCTTTGTGGATTGCTATTTTATCGATATCTAACTCTGATAATGTCATTAGTGCGCTGTTGACTTCTCCCTCAATTGTCCGGTCAATTTGCGCCATATTGTCAAGTCCTATTAGCAGTGGGGCCAGTTTGTGAGGCAAAGCCTGTAATTCATCCTTGAAAGCCAGCAGCAGTTCCGCCCAGGCATCCTCCACATCGGAGGCGTCAAAGCTTTCCCGTTTCATCCGAGCAAGCTTCATTTGGGTGATTTTGCGTTTGGCCTCCTCATGTTTCGCTTTTTCCTCCCAATAATCCAGGTCATTTCCTCTTGAAGTCTCCGCGTTGATCTTGAAACTGACGTATTCCCGGACACATTCTGCAAGATTATACTTTTTGTCCTCATGAATCCGAAAAAGCCCATTATCAGCGTAAAGCTGCCGGATCCTGCGTGGGCTCAAACCCAACGCGTCAGCTAATTCTTTTTGCGACAATTGCATAATTATTCATCTCATTTCTAGCGGAAGCGGAAATCTGTTTTTTTTCAATTGGATACGCGAAAAGCTCGCGCTACTGTGGACCCGCAAAGGGGGTGGGGGGCCGGGAAGTACCTTGAAAAATTTTTGAACAAAAAAAGAGCCAATGGCCCAGTGATATCCTCACTGGTTCATTGGCTCGGGCTCGTAGGCCTCGCGGCTCCTGGTATTAACTTGTATTATGTATCCACAACGCTTGCATTTATATGGCAGGTTGAGAATAGTGGCTTGCATTGGGACTGGGAATTGTTTCCGATTGCATTTCGGGCATTTCACCCAACCGTCTTTTATAATAAGCAATTCCTCCCCATTAGTATAGCGTATTTTCAAATATATTGCAATTAAAATTTATAGGTGTCCTAGATATTGTGTTTTATAATTCAACCATTTGCTGAACTTTTTGTTCGTGCGCCATAAATTGGGCATATTTAAATACTTTTGAAATATCATTATAACTAACATCGCATTCCGCTAATGTTTGAACAACCCTTTTAGCTGCCTCCTTGAGTGAATCTATCTGGGGTAGTGGGGGCGGCGGGCAGGGTGGGCATCTTGTTGGCTCTGGCACAGAAGTGCGTCTAAACATCGTTTATATCCTCCAATATTGCAATAGTTTATAGATGCTTGATGATGTCCGTCATTATTTAGGAATCTCGATAGTTGCATTTGTATAAAATTTCTTAAGATACTGATTCAAATCTCTCATGAAATCCACACCTAATTTTTCTGGATCAGTGTGGAAATATGCATTTTTATAAAAGTCATTAAAATGAATTGAACTGCGAGGGATATTTATATTGATAGTATCCACTGCACATTCCACCATATAAGAGATTTTCAGCATAATATCACGGTAGCAGACTTCGCAACAATCAACGCTTTCGTCTTTAAGCTTTGAATATTCCCGCGAAATACCATGTATCGTATAGACATCCTCGCAATAATCTTTGCAGATATCGCATTTGTACGCTTTTGCCATATTTAATTTTCCCCTTTCATATCTACCCGCTATCCTGTAAAATCATCCATAAGGATATCCACATTGTGTTTGCGTCCCGCTATCTGCTTTGTTTCCGGTGCTGCTTCCTGTTCCCGGCCGGCCTCGATGCACTTATCGCATTTGTTATACACATAACCGCCCGGGATGAGGCATCGTATCCTTTTTCCGCAACAATCTAATGCATGGGTGAGATGCTCCCCAAAAATACTGCAAAAGCTTTTACTCCATTCTTGACCTATGCAATGATTTCCGGATGGACAAGTGCGTTCCGTCCCCACATAGATTCTTGGTGTTATATACCCGTCAGACATGAT